TTCTAATGGCTAACACTCCAACTATCTCCCGAGCACTAAGAGAAATTTCTGCAATCAAAGATAAGAGCGAACGTGTAGAAGCTCTTAAACAAAATGGAATTGAACCAGTCAAGGCAATCCTTGTTGGTATGTTCCATCCAAATATTAAATTTGCTCTACCAGAAACAGATCCTCCCTATCACCCTTCTCAGTTTAATGATGGTGCTGTGTTGATGCGTTCAACAAAACAGTTTTTCCATTTTGCAGAAGGTGGATCTGATATCACTCCGCTTCGTAGAGAAAAGCTTTTCATTGACTTGTTAGAATCTGTAGATCCTGATGATGCAATTCTAATCTTGGCGATGAAGAACAAGAAGAGTCCTTATCCAGGTCTCACAAAAGATGTAGTATTAGCAGCATTTCCGGAGTTATTTCCAACATGAACAAATCTACTAAGTATCACAAGTTTGACGTTAAGAGCAAAAAGAAGTCTTTCAATAATGGTTATCAAGACGAAGAGTCTATTTCCCTGAAAGACGTCAAACGTGATAAAGAGCACAAGAAGTATCGTAATTACGAGAATGTGCTTCGAAGTAAAGATGTAAACGCACTCATTCAATATGAAGATGATTGATTATGACACAAGTGGTAATTACTGGAGGTGCTGGCTTCATTGGCAAGCACCTTGCAAGAAAATTTGATAACCCTGTTATTGTTGACCACAAGGTTATATTGTCTGTAGAGACATTTGTTAAACTTGAAGAGCTTGATGAGGGTGCTATTGTATATCATCTTGCAAGCCATCCTAACCAAGCAGCAGTAAAAAAAGACCCATATGGTGCTGTAGAAAACATTGTTACAAACACACTAAGGTTAGCAGAGCTTTGCAAACGAAAAAATGCAAAACTAATTTATATTAGTAGTAGCATGGTCTATGGTGAGTGGGAAGGTATTATAAGAGAAGATGCCCCTCTTCTTCCTGTCAATCAATACGGCATTCTAAAAATGTGTGCCGAACAGATTGTTAGAAACATCCTGCCTAATAATCATGTTATAGTTAGACCAATTGCTGTATATGGTCCAGGTGACTCTGGTGATAGAGTTGTTACCAAATGGATCAAGAGTGCATTGAAGAACGAACCTATCTTTATTAACAACCCACACGGAAGACTTGACTTCACATATGTTAAAGATCTTGTTATGGGATTGTGGGCTGCAAAAGATGGCCACGGAACATACAATATGTCTGGTGGTGGTCTTGTTCATATGAACTATGCGGCTCAAATAATTAAGCAGCGTACGAGAAGTGATAGCGAGATTGTATACACAAGTCCTTTCTTAGATACGCCTTCACGTGGTGCATTGAGCATATCCAAAGCGTATGCAGACTTTGGATATAATCCTTGTGTCGACTTTATCGAAGGTGTGGATGAAACAATTGCAAGTCTCGTTTAATAATGTTCCTGAGCAATACATTGAGGCAAAGAAAGAGATAGATCTTGCTATTGCATCTGTGTTAGAAAGTGGTCAATGTATTGCTGGTGAGCGTGAAGCATTTTTTGATGACTTCCTTGCAGCTCATACTAACATGACGTACTCAGAAGGTGCAGCTGGCGTAGGTTCAGGTACAATGGCTGTAATGCTTGCATTGCTTGCTGTTGGTGTAAAGCCTGGTGATGAAGTTATAGTTCCTTCATTAACATTCATTGGAACAGTCGATCCAATTGTAAACATTGGAGCTGTTCCTGTTTTTGTTGATGTCAATGAAACATATCACATTGATCCCGTTCAAATTGAACTAGCAATCACACCAAAAACAAAAGCAATTGTTGCAGTAGACATCTACGGTCAATCTTGCAACATTGAAGTTATCAAATGTATTGCCTATCAATATGAATTAAAACTTATTGTTGATGGTGCTCACAGCTTTGGAGTATCCAACACAACACTTCCTGATCTTGTTACATACAGTTTTAATCCTGTAAAGAACTTTGGTGCACTTGGTGATGCAGGAGCGGTTGTTGGAAGAACACCTTATGTTGATATAGTCAAACAACTAAGAAACCATGGTCGTGACTCTAACAACAAATTTAAACTTGTTGGTCACAACGCAAGGCTAGATAATCTACAAGCAGCAGTTCTAATTGCAAAACTTCCTTATTTGTTTAGATGGAACCTAAGAAGGAAGATTATCGCAAAAATGTACGATGAGGGTCTAACAGGCGTTGTAGAGACGCCTATTAAGCTTGGTGACCACGTCTATTACTGCTATGTAATTCAAGCTGATAATAGAGATCAGCTTATTAAACATCTAAAGTCAAAAGGTATTGAGACTAAGATTCATTATACTCCTTGCCATCATTATCCATCGATGGTAAAGTATAAAGATAAAGATCTTCCTTGGACAGATCTATATAGTGAACGTATGCTAAGCCTTCCCATCCATAGTAGTATGACAGATGATCAGGTCAACTACGTAATTAAACAAGTACGTGCTGGAGTATAAATGACAGACAATATTTCATTTGCAATCTACTACACAATCCTTATGTTAATCGTGAGTGTGTATTATTATCATCGTGGTAAGGTTAATGGAATCAAAGATGTGCTTATGTCGCTAAGAGAAGAAGAACCAGAATTGAGTAAGAGCTTTATTAGAAAGTTAGAAAAAAAAGTGGGTATATTAGATGCAGAATGATAAGATGACGACAAGAGTTGTTGGCGAAGGATTTGACTTCTTATGTGAAGTTCCTATTCATAAACCAGACAATGTTAAATTCCTTCATGAGTATACAAATGAAGATATGAAGGCAGAGGGACTAGATCCCCTAAATAAGGATGACGTCAAAGAATTTTGGCGTAGGAAGGGCATAGTGAATGGCTAATTATACATTCTACAATAAGACACTCGACGAAGAGTTCGATATTGATATGCCTATCTCTGAGCTTGACAACTTCAAGCAAATTAACCCTCATTTAGAACAACGTATTAAGACTGCCCCTGCTTTGGCAGATCCAATGCGCTTAGGCCTTCGTAAGCCTGATAATGGGTTTCGTGAAGTATTACAAAGGGTCAAAAAAGCGAGTGGTAAGAAAAATACGATCAACACTTGGTAGGAAAATAAATGGAAAAAATCTCTCGTTCTGAAAAAAGACAAACAAGAAACCAGAAACGAAACGAAGAGCAAAAGAATAAACTAAACTTCCACCTTAAACATATAGACCCTGTAACCAATAACCAAGGAACTGTCTTTAGAGATTTTTACAATGGCAAAAACTTACTCATTCATGGACTACCAGGAACAGGCAAATCATTTGTATCGTTGTACCTTGCCTTACATGAGATTGAAAATTATAAATCCTACCACAACATCACAATCATCAGATCCGTTGTCCCTAGCAGAGATATGGGATTCCTCCCTGGATCTATTAAAGAAAAATCCAAGATTTACGAACTCCCCTACCAAGCGATTTGCGCAGAGCTTTACGGAAGAGGTGATGCGTACGAAGTACTCAAATCCAAAGGTCTCATTGACTTTCAGACTTCTTCGTTCTTAAGAGGGTTGACATTAGACAATACAATTATTATTGTTGATGAATGTCAGAACATGACATTCCAAGAACTATCTACTATCATTACTCGCACAGGAGAGAATGCAAGAATTATTTTCTGTGGAGATTATAGACAAACTGATCTAAAGTATAATGATGAGAAGCAGGGAATCTTGCAGTTCATGACTATCCTTAAAAAAATGAATAAATATTTCACTTGCATTGAATTTAATGAAGAAGATATTGTAAGATCTGGACTTGTTAAAGACTTTATTATTAAGAAAACACAACATGATGATTATTTGAATTCGAAAGTGATACCATTAACAAATGCTCCTGTCAAACATTCTACAAACGACAAAGTGCTTCACGCATACCCCTAAGTATACAATCCCTCAGTTAAAGCAGATTAATACTGACTCCGGAAGGTTTTACAAGTCACCTTCCGGAGCTCTTTATCCGTCTGCAACTACTGTTGTTGGTATGTTGAGTAGAGACTCAATCAAAAAGTGGCGTAAACAAGTTGGTGAAACAGAAGCCAACCGAGTAAGCAGTAAAGCTGCTCAACGTGGTACTCGTGTTCACCAACTGTGTGAAGATTATCTTAACAATCAATTTGATCTTGAAAAGCATAGTAAGTTCTCAATCTATGATCTTGAGAGCTTTGTAAGACTCAAAGAACAATTAGACAACATTGACAACATCCATCTTCAAGAAGAAAGACTTTACTCTGACTTCTTGAAGATGGCTGGCACTGTTGACTGTGTTGGCGAGTATTGTGGAAAGCTATCAATAATTGACTTTAAGACTTCTCGCAAGTTAAAAGAAAAAGATTACATACTTGGATACTTCTGTCAGGCAACAGCATATGCAATTATGTTTGAAGAACTGACTGGTATTAGTGTTCCAAGAATTACAATCATTATATCTGTTGATGATGAACCAACACAAGTGTTTACTGAGTATAGAGACAACTATGTTGATAGATTGCTTGCTGTAAGAAAACTATATGAGGACGAGTTTGGATTTTAAAATGTGGTACAGAACATATACTAGAATTATAGACAATGTAATTAAGATCCTTTGGTTGACACTTTTGATCATGTGGATTCTTGATGGAGCAAAATTAACTGTTGCTCATTAAAGCAAACTATAGTATAAATAAAGAGCTGAGGTTGCTGACGTACAGCAGAATAGGCACACTGGACGAGGGAGCATTACCCTCCACCTCCACCATGGATACACTGTAAAAGTTGCTGGTTAACCAATTATCATATGCCGGTATGGATCCAATATCACGGTGTATCTTTGATGGGGGTGAATTAGGATCGACAGGTGTGGTAAAAGCTATATTGAGACCTAAGCATAATGATAAATGCAAACGATAACTTTGCACCTCGTTTGGCTCTAGCAGCCTAACATGCGTCCGGGAGGAACGTGGAAACAGAATCCTCCCACCACAACACACAAACACAACACATGAAAGGACTACAATATGTCAAACCCATTTCAACTTCGTTTTGATCTACTAATGGCAGCCGAGCAACGTCTCGTTCAAAAATACCATGCTGATTTGGAAAAAGCCAAACTCACAGCAAACGATTCAAAATATATTTTGTCTTCTTTTTTGCCTAAGTATCCTACTGATCAAGAAATCTTTGATCTTGCAAATGCAATGAAAAATTTTATAGAAACCAAGTGACTAAATAGGGGGAGCAATCCCCCTTCCACTTTGGAGAAACAAAATGCAAATTACACAGACAACTGTTATTACAAGAGCAAATACTGATATCTCTTGGCCTGGTATTAATATTGAAACAGATCCAAACAATCCATTTGTTACTAAAACTAACTTTACTGAAAACGTAACTTATTCAGATACACAATTAGTAAAGACTGTTGTAAGAGTTTGGACTGATAAAGCATTATATGCTAGCGACACATCTTATAACAATGTTGCAATCTCTACAGCATGGCATAACGATCTTGCAACAGAAGGTCTTACATTTAACTTAACTATTAATACTACAGCATAATTGGAATATTATACATTATGAAATTAACTACAATGAAATCTTCATCTGATTTTATCAAAGAAATTGAATCCATAGTTGTATCTAAAAATATCGAATATTACGAAGCAGTTCTCCACTATTGTGAATTAAACAATATTGAAGTGGAGACTGCTGCATCTTTAGTAAAACAAAACAGCACATTGAAAGCCAAAATTCAATACGAAGCTGAAAACATTAACATGGTAAAGAAGAGTGGTGCGAGACTTCCTATATGATTATTGAGTGGAAGGGCAAACTTGGATATGGTGACATAGTCTCTCCTATTTGTTATGCTCAAAATAAATCAGAAATTTTAGGAGAAAAAGTCACTCTCAATTTTTATTGGGGTGATCCTAATCCTCTTGTTCAACAAAACAAACAAAGAGCCATTAAACTTGTTAACTTATTAGATCTTAAAGACGTTGAGATCAATCATCTTGACGAGCCTTTGTCTTATAATCATACTAACTATGATGTAAAGCCCTGTGATGAAAGTGTTAAATATCACAATGTATTCTTTCCTGAGCTAAGAAAAAAAGATCCACATAATATTGTTGTTTGTACTCCATTAATGAACCAACAACAGCTTGTTGAATACAATCCTGGTAAAGCATGGAAAGATGGTCTTACTCATGACGAGTGGACTGAAATCTATTACAGCAGTTTTTATCCAACACATGTTGACTACAATACGCCATTTGAAGAACTTATTGAGATTTTGAAGGATTGTAGATACTTTATTGGGTATCATGGATCTGTATCTTGGATGGCAAGATTGTTTGGTATTCCTATGACTATCTTTTCTCATGATCATAAATTTACACAATGGGCTTTTCCGTGGTCAATTAACAATCCAACATTTACTGAAGGTGATGTTCTAGAAAGCATTATTAAGTACGATCAAGTAGTGAGTGAGAGAAATGAGTACATTGAACGTCTACGTAGGGTTTGATCCTAGAGAGCAAAAAGCATTTGATGTTTGTGAGTATTCAATTCTAAAACATGCAACTCATAGACGTCAAAGTGATACAAAAGTTATTAAGTTGTATTCCAAAGACATTCCTGAATACAAAAGACCTCACGAACCAACACAATCTACTGACTTTACATATACAAGGTTCTTTGTTCCGTATCTAAACAACTTCTATGGTTATGCTGTATTTGTGGACTGTGACTTTCTTTTCCTAGATGACATTAGAAAGATCGTTGACAATGTTGATCCGCTTGCAGCTGTATCAGTCGTAAAGCATCCTCTTTATATTCCAAACACACAAATTAAAATGGATGATATTCCACAACATCAAATGTGGAGAAAGAATTGGGCTAGTCTGATTGTATTTAATTGTGACCATCCAATTTGTAGAACATTGACACCAGAATATGTAAACAACAAAATGCCAGGAAGAGCCCTTCACCAATTCGAATGGTGTGGTGATGATTTCTTAGGAAGCATTCCATTGGATTGGAATTGTCTTGATGGATATTATGTTGTTGACAAACCTAAAGCAATTCACTATACTGATGGTGGGCCTTGGTTTGATGATTATGAGAACAAACCATTTTATAAGTATTCGACATATTCACATTTGTGGTCTAAAGCACAAAAAACTATGTTGATAGAAAAAGGATTAGAATTAAGAGATGTCACCGTTCGAAGCGTATAAACTTTATATTGCAATCAAGCAGCACTTCTCGTCACCTTCCTATGACTTCTTCAAATACAACGGTAAAGTAAAAGTATCAGCAGATCAGTTTGAGACACGTAAAGACAAGTACATGTTCTACAAGCTATCCAAACGTGATGATGCATTGGAATACTTGGTTGCAATCCTATCCCAGCATTCAAATGTATGGGTTGGTGAAATGTTTGAACCAAAGTACGAAGAAATGTACATGGTTCACAAAAAGCGACAGGAATCGCTGTCGTATGTGTTTAAAAATGACATAGACAACCTCCTAGAAGATTTTGACAAAAACTTTGAAGTAATCGATGGTCAGTATCCACATTTGTTAAATCTTTTTGTACGAAAAAAGATTACAAAAGAAACGTTGATTATTTTAAATGATTGTGTTAAATTTGCAGGACGTTGGAACAAGCAGATATCCGATACTGTCCTTTGGCCAGCAATTTCTTCCAATTGCAAGAAATTATTTCCTTTCATGTCATATGACAAGGATAAATACTATGCAATGTTAAGAGAGAAGTTCTCTTGACATTATACAAGAAACATACTAAGATAATACATCGTCAACACAACGCTATACAACGGAGATATACGATATGGCAAATTCTTTTGAAGCACTTAAAAACAACCGTAAGTCAAATTTTGAGAAACTTACAGGCGAGCTTAATAAGCTCAATGAAAAACAAACCCCCAAGAACGATAGAGATGATGAACGCTTTTGGAAGCCCGAGGTCGACAAAGCGGGCAATGGTTATGCGGTCATCCGTTTTCTACCTGCGCCCGCAGGAGAAGATGTACCATTCGTACGTATTTGGGACCATGGGTTCCAAGGTCCTGGCGGTTGGTATATTGAAAAAAGCCTCTCAACCTTTAACCAGCCAGACCCATGTGGAGAGCACAACGCGCAACTCTGGGCAACCGGTATTGAGTCTAATAAAGCGCTAGTTCGTAAACAGAAGCGCCGTCTTTCCTACTACTCAAACATCTATGTTGTTTCTGATCCTAATCGTCCTCAGAACGAAGGCAAGGTGTTTATCTTTAAGTATGGTAAGAAGATCTTTGATAAGCTCAACGAAGCAATGCATCCTGAGTTTGCTGATGAGCAACCACTCAACCCATTTGACATGTGGGAAGGTGCTGACTTCAAGTTGAAGATTCGTAAGGTCGAAGGCTATCAGAACTACGACAAGTCTGAGTTTGATAAGCAAGGACCTATGTTGAAGACTGATGAAGCTATGGAGAAGGTTTGGTCACAAGCTCATTCACTTCAGGAACTTCTTGATAAGAAGCACTTTAAGACATATGATGAGTTGAAGGCACGTCTTGCAAAGGCTCTTGGTGCATATACACCACCAGCAGCTGGACATGATGAAGATGAGTATGTTGCTCCTAAAGCAGCTGCTCCTAAGGATACACCAACATGGGAAGGTCCTAATCAACCAACAGCAGGCAATCCTTGGGACGATGAAGAAGACGATGATATGTCATTCTTCAAGAACCTTGCAAAGAAGGATTAAGGGTAAGCAGCCCAAGGTTCACCAAACACCATCTTATCAAATGGGTTTGGCATTCTAGAAGGCGTACCAGTTGCAGCACCTCCGGAACCACCACCGGAGGTGTTGTTGTTTGTAATCTGATTAACAGTATCACCTTGTTTAATTACAATTGGAGCTTGGCTTGGTTGTGGAGGTGTTTGACTAATTTGTTCAGCCTGAGCCATGCCAGGCTTCTCTGCTTCAATGCTTCCAATGCTATCACCAGCACCACCAACATCACCCATTGCAGTAACTGATGGCATACCCTGGCTAATCTGCATAAAGTTCTTAAACTCTTGAAGCTTCTTTGTTGCTTCTTCAACTTTGCCTTCTTTAACAAGATCTTGAATATCATTGTAAACAGATTTAGTAACATCAGTAGTTATTACGTTGCTACCACCTGTTTCATGAATTTGATATTTGTCGGAACCAAACAAACCACCTGATGTTCTTTCACCAACAAGCTCCGTCATTTTGGATTTAGATACCTCTTTTTGATCACCTTCTTGTTCTGTATGATATTCAGAACCTGTCCCCACGAAGCTACCAGTATTCAATCCTTTTTCAGCAACTAGGCCACCGAGGAATGTACTACCAAACAAAGACTTTTCGCTGGCAATACCAGAAGTCATTTTATCGTTAGTAACTCTCTTACCACCTTCTTGTGATGCTGATTCTTCATACTGTCTACTTGCAGTAAGCATTTCTGTGCCAGACGTAGTAGAACCTGTCTTGTTTGCTTCTTTTTGCTTTTGATCATAATAATCCATAAACCCTTCGGTATCAGAATCTTCGCCACCCATTTGGCGCCATTCCTCCAACGACTTTTTATAAAGGTTTTGACCTTCTAGTGTTCCTCTATTACCGCGATGATATCCTTCTTCTACTTCATTGATTACACCCGTG